CTTCTAGTTTGATCTTCGTGATGACTTCCTTGACTTTGTCATCAATTCTGACCATTTCAAGAGTGTATCTACCATTAGACAGATGCTCCTGCTCCCACTTCAACTCCAAGGACCTTTTTTGTTTGTATAGGTCTTGTATCATCGATAACCTCCTCATAGGTTATTCTGTTTACCTTGTCATTATAACTATTTCCAAGGTTTTCCCAATTTATACTTTTTTCTCCAAGTTTGTCAAGGATAGATTCTTCGAGAGAAATGGCATTATCTTCAGACAAAACTTCAAATTTTGCATGATGATCGTAGGCCCATATATTTACTAGGAATTTTTTCATTATCTTACTTTCTAATCTAAATATGGCGGAACTATGTTCCGCCATATTAATTTAATTATTATGCTCCTGGTGATCCAAAGATACCTCTCCAGTCAGAGAACCCAAATGAGTATCTCTCTCTAGCTTTGTATCTTACGTTACCAGTTGTGAAATCACCTTCCATAGCTGTTTTTAACGGTGATCTAACGAAGTGTTTTAGACCGTTAGGCACATCCGTTTTAATGAAAAACGCATCTGTATCTGTTAGGTAATTATTAACCACATAACCTTGTGGAATCATTCCTTTAGATGCAACTGCATTGATATCATTATCAGCTGTTCCAGTTCTTCCAGCAGATTTCATCAATCTTTCCGCTGTAAATTGTAACGCAGAAGGAATAATCATTTTTACTCCTCTCGCTGCAATTTTAAGACCTCTCTCATCAGTAAATGCAGCAATGTCAATTAAAGACTGCTCTAAAGATGTTTCGTTAAGGTCCGCTGCAGTCGATAACTCGTTTCTGTCTGTTCCTGCAACGATTGGGTGGTCAGTAGCACAAAGCTCTTTACCATCACCACCTGCAGAAGATGAACTAAACGCGTTGTTTAACACAGCAGCAGCTTTCACTTGTTTAGTGTTAGCCATTGATCTTGCTAAAGCTTTTGTATATCTAGACGCAAGTCTGTCATACAAGTTATCCTCGATCGCTTCTTCAGTGATCGCAAATGCTAGTGCAAGTGTTTCATGTGTATAACGAGCTGTGAAAGTTTCTTGTGCACTGTCAAAAGAAATTGAAGTTCCTTCAGCTTTGATTGGTGCATTTGCGAAACCAGATAACATCACTTCTTCTTCAAAAGCTCTGTCACTGTTCTCAGTATCGAAAATCTCAGCGTGTTGATTGTCGTAATTGTTATATTCCAAGCCGAATAGTGCATTCAAACCTGGCTCTAGTTCTTTAACTAGTTGTCCTCTTGATATAGCCATAATTTAATCTCCTATTCTGCTATTACAGACCAGTCGCGGTCATGTAGAAGTGTTCATTGATGATCACTTTAAAATTACAATTAGCAGATGTTAAATCGCTATTGTCTGGATCGTCAGAAACTCCGATGATTCGCAAGTTAGCCGTTGTTGTTGATTGAGTGTCCGTCACTTCAGTTTTAGAAACAAAGTGTGGAGTTACACCTGCAGCGACTGCAACATCAGCATTTGTGAAAACGTCTGTTTGTTGAGTTGCGCCTGATGCATCCGACTGTATTTCATAAACTTGATGTGGATCGTCAGTTATAAACGCTTTGATATCAGTAGCTGCATTTGATGCCGCTAGGTGATTAGCAAAGGTTGGTTTACTTGTTGTAGCGTCAGTGAAAAACACGCCCTGCATAGAACCTAAAAGAGCTCCATTATCAGTAGCTGCCGCAATTCCAACTGTTCCCGTATTAATGGCTTTCATCAAGTCATTTTGTGAGAAAGCAGATGCACATGCTGCCACTTCGTATTCAGTAGCTGCGTTGTTATCAGGTGACCCTCCAATTTTGCCTAGGGGTTTTAATCCGAAAGCTGCGTCTTGGTTTGCCATATTATCTCCTTTTGTTTACCGAGGTAAACGATTAATTTAATTCGTTGGTAAGAATTGTTAAAAAATTAACTTTTCTTCGTACCACCGAAGGTTACACGAGTCTGTCGATCATGATCGATCGGCATACCTGGGTGCTGTTCCTTCAGAAGATCGTTCTCAATTGCTTCGTCTTTTTGTTTTGCAAGGTTTTCAAAATATTCCTTACGCGATTGAACAAGTTCTGTTGATATCCTAGCCAGCAATAGGCCACCAACTCCGATCACTCCCTGATATTTTCCATCATTAATAGTTGGATAATCTGTTTCTGGATATTCATCAGCTCTAACCAATTCATATCCTGATCTTAATTTTCCAGCCATGTTTTTTGTATCGTCAAAACCCATGGTCTCAGATCTTATCCACCTGTGATGGTATCCATCTGGTGCAGGGGGTGCATCTAAAGATGACGGTGGAGTCCAAACAGTTTTTTTAACAGTTTTTGCTCTTGTTTGGCTCGCACGAGAAGTTCTTATTTTTTCGTTTTCCATATGCCTATACTCCTTCCGTGATTTTTAATTGTTTCGCATATTCTTCTAGTGGCACTCCTAATTTTTTAGCAATTGCTACTTGTGATGAAGTGAGTCTCACAGTTTGGCGACCAGGTTTTACACTCCGCGTAGCTGAGGCTACAGTTTGAGTAGGTTTAGTCGGCTCCTTTTGTTCAGTATTATCAAATTTGTGTGGGAAGTCAAGTCTCATACGTCTATCTACCTCTGCATAATATTCATCAGTATTGGGATCAAAACCCTCTTCCTCAGTTAATTTTTTGTGTAAATCAAATGCAGTGTAAGTCATTGCATTATCTGTTCCAAACCATGGATTTTTTTCTGCCCATTCTTCTGCTTTTGGATCAGGTTTTGCTTGATTAGGCGCTATTGCTTCATCTAACGTAGTTTCTTTTTTATCTTCAGTTTTAGCTGTAGATTGTTTTTTAAGATTAGCAACTCTAGCTTCTTCTACTCCTAACTTAGCTATCATTTTTTGTGCTTCAACTTCAGCTGCTATATCGCCAGCTTCTCTTGCTTTTGCTAATTGAGATTGAGCAGCTTGTAAACCAGAAGTAACTCTGCCTTCCATAGCAGTTAAATAATTAGGTTCTAAAGTTGATAGTCTAGTTTTTAAACTTTCCTGTTCTTCCTTAACTCCTTTAGCATATTCTAAGGCCGCTTCTCTTTGTCTTTCAGCTTCACGCCATTTTTTAGTTAGCTTAGCAATTCTTTTTTTAACACCTTCACTATAATCTTCTAACTCTTCTTTTTTAGTTTCTTGCTTCTCGTCGCTTGTTTCTTTTTTTTCTTCTTTTTTTTCTTCTGTGCTTGTTGCTTCAACTGGTTTAGTTTCTTCTTCAGTTGTTTCGTTTACAACCTCTACTTTTTCTTTTGGCTCTTCTAGCTCTACTTCAGCACCAGGACCTGATGTATCGATATCAACTAGATCTTGTTTATTTTCTTCTGTTTCCGGCATAGTTAACTCCTTCTATGTTATATATTATGCAAGACGGATTCTGGGTCACCTATTGTGCCTAAAACCTCATCATCGTTTAATAGACGGACTTCACCGCCTTCAATTGGTAATCGTGAACCTGCATATCTTGCAAAGATTACCCAGTCGCCTTTTTTACACCAAGGCCCTGTTGGAAATTTTTCTTTATCGTAATACGCTAAAGGTCCAACTTTTAAAACGTAACCACAGTTTGTGGCAATACGTAGTTTTTCTAAAGACTCTTGTGCAATAATTATGCCACCTTTAGTTTTTTCTTTTGGTGTAAAAGGTAAAACTAAAAGTCGCCAGCCGCTAGGTTCGGGCAGCTGTTCTTTTTGTTTTTTAATATTTTCTGGATTTAAAGGTTCTGGTTCACCTTTTGCTTCTTCTTTGTATTTGTCTTCAAGACCAAGTTTAATTTTTGGTACTTCCTTTGATGTCGACGACGTTTTCTCGTTCATTTTTTTGCTCCTTTTCTTCTAGCAGGTTAGAGATTTCCTGTAATAGATATTGATAAGTTCTCGCTTGTCCCAACATATACTGATATTTCTCCATGTTGTCAACACCACCACTAATCATGGTGTCTCCAAGCGTTTGTAAATTGTTCCGCATCATTTGTTGTATCTTAGATACGATTACTAATGGGTCCATCATAGTGTTGTTCCTTTTGCTGGTTCAAATTCATCTAACACTTGTAGTTTTTCTTTTGCGTTAGCTATCTTGTTAATTTGTTTATCGACTTCCTCTATGTGTTGAGGATGTTCACCGATACCAACACTATTTTCTAAATATATGTTTGCAGTGGCATCTGCCTCTGCGATCTCTGCCTCGTATCTAGCTCTAAGCGCTTCTAGTATTGCCCTTCGCATTTCTTATAGACTCCTTTCCTTTCTTAGCAATTTGAACAACTTTATTTTTACCCATAACTTTAGCTCGTTGTTCCATAACTGTTAATATTTGTATTTTTCTTGCAAACGGTTTTTTAACACGTTTAACTTTTGCAACAGTAGCTCTTGCATCTGCAGGTGTTGCAAATTTTATTTTAACTGTATCTCTAGGGTTTTCATCTGTATATAATCTTCTACCAGAACCCTTTGGTTTTTTACCCGTTCCTTTTATTGGATCTGCCACTTAATACTCCTTTCAATACTTTAGCTTGACCAGCGTGTGCTTTAGATGCTTTTTTCAAAGCTTTCATAACTTTTTTTATTTTAACTTTTTCTTTTTTCATATTTTTCCCTCCAATATCTAGCTCTTTCTAATTGTCTGATTCTATAGTCTAGTTTATCTAGTCCTAATATTTTTTTAAATAAATTTACTAACATTTCCATCTTCTTCTAGCCTGACGTAGTCTAGAATTAGGATCTCTTGCAGCTTTTGGAAATTTTTTCATTTGACCGGCGCTTCTCGCGCAGAAAGACTTACGTCTCTTCGCAGCTTTAGATCCAGGTTTTACTTTACCCGTCACGGCTGTTTTTAGTTTAGAGCCAGGATTCATTCTTCTGTAAGCAGCGACCCCAGCTTTTGTCATGCCCGCACCTTTAGAGGTTGCTCTAAAGTTTTTTTTGTTTCTTGCAGGCATTTTATCCTGTCTTCTCATTAGATCATGCCCTTATAATATTTTTTTAAACTTGGATTTCCTATTGCTTTTCCATCCACATTTAATCTTATGAAACTCCCCATATAACCACCCTCTGCAGCTTTAGCTCTTTTTGCAAAAGTTTTTACGTTAGTCGGTTTTGGTCCCACATTGGCAGCGGCCCGTTTCCTTGCAACGGCAGATCTTCTTTGGCCTTCTGACATTGATCTTGCTTTCGCAAGTGGGACACACTTGGGATATTTTCTCTTCGCGTCCGCCTTCTGTTTTGAACGGCCACACTTTGCGAAAGAGCCATCCTTTCGCTTGCTCCCAATATCTACCCATTTTTGTTTGAACCATTTATCTAAACCGTTCTTTGCCATGATTATTTATTTGGTCTTCGTGCTTTACCAAAACCTGTTAATTGTATAACGCCACCATTTGAAAGACCTTGCCTTCGTAATCTTTGTGTAGCTTCCGTAAGTCCACCACCAGCTCTGTATATTCTGCCACCCATGGCAGCTGGTTTACGTCCTTTGAAATCTTTTCTTTTTACACCAGACGGATCTTTTATTTTACCTGCACAAATTTTAGAGGCGTATGCGTTCGCGTATGCACTGGGATATACCTTAAATTTTCGCTTCGCTGCCGCTTTACCTCTTGGACATAGTTTAGTCATTATTTTTTACCCATTTTCTTTTTCATAAAAGCTTGAAGACCTGGATTTAATTTTGAAATACCGCCGCCCATTTTTTTAACACGACCGCCTTTCATCATTTTAGCTTTGCCAAGATCTTTTGCACCTTTACCATCAGCAGCAAAGAAAGGAACTTTTTTACCATTCTTTGTTACCATTTTTAAACCACCATTTTTCATCATGGTTCTTTTTTTCATCATGCCACCACCCATCATTTTATTTCTTGTTCCGTAATCTTTTCTCATTTTTTTCCTCCGTTTTTAAAGATTTGTGTTCCCTTTATACCATAAATACTCGCCACGACAAGAATCCATAAATTTGTAAACCAGCTGGGCAGTTGTTGAAATTGTTCAAAGAACTCTTTTATCTTTGCAGACGCACCCG